CCCCCTTCGGTACGACGAACTTTGTTGTTTCGCCGGGATTTAACTTGGCGGCCAACTGACCGGCAATATAAACGCCAATGAAGCAAGACCTGCCCGCGTATCCAGTATCTCTCGTGACAATCAGTGTACCGAATTCCGTATTGGGTTGTTGCTGATACAAGTACACCCTCTCCGCGGGCGCTGACATTGCGCGATCAGCAGGGGTTGGAGATGTCACACAACCAGATAACCCCAGCATCAGAATACCCGCCACCATAATGTTTTGCATCACCCCTCCTATAGTTGTCTTTAAGCAATGATACAACAACATCAATTGTGGTAACGCAATATCGCCCGCGTAACGTCCTGATAGTAGCCACCATAGATGTCGCGTGAGGACAAACGCCCATATAAATGGTGCAGCAACTTGCCGTCGCCTATATAGATTCCAGCATGGTTCGGCACGCCATTGTTGCTGCGAATCTGCATCAGAATCACGTCACCGACCAGCGGTTGTTCTCCATCCTTGATTTTGACAAACCCAGCCTCCGAAAAACCAGTTGTGTAGAGGTCACTGCTACCATCGTTCCACCAGTTGTCGCCGCGCGAAAAGTACTTCAGGACTACGCTACGCTCCTGCCTATACCAGTCCACAATCAGCTGGTAGCAATCTAGTACCCCGTGGGAAAACACTCGGCCGACGAGCGGCGCTGCATATCCATTCGGCTCGAAGGTCGCCAGTTCACCAGCTGTCGGCGCGCCGCCTACGACATCGACTCGTATGATGTGCCAAGCTAATCCGGACGCTTCGCACGACACTTTATCCGCTTGGCTGGGCGCTGCCGGCACATCCGGGTGCGAATGCACAACCGCGATGATCTCGCCGTGCGATTCGGCTTCGGCATAGTCTTCGGCGGGCAGAATGAAATGCTCATTGCCGACGGCGGTGTTGCGGCATTGAACATACTGCTCTCGTCCATTAGAGACAATGACCAGGCCACAGCATTCGCGCGGATACATCGATTCAGCATGAGCGGCTATTGCCTTAAAAGTTGTTGATTCCATGTTAATTTCGAATTAGTCCGGCAGCTGGAAAGCCTCCAAAAGGAAGGTCCTCGAACTCCCCAAAGCGCTTTTTGCAACCAGAGTTCAGTTGTCCGCTGCAGCGATCCAGCGCTGGGTCGCTAACGGGATTGCCATCTTTGTCGAACATAGCAGCGCCGGTGTACCCGCAATAGGGGCCTCGGTATCCGCCCTTCGTTAACCAGACGCAGACGTTTGCGATGATCTGGCGGCCCGGAAGTTGCGCATCATTGAAATCGAGCGCACTTGAAAGTTCAAATTCAACAATTTCGTTGGTTTCGCTCGTCTTTTGCTCTATGAACCAGACGTCTGGCGGGAATTCTTCGTCCGGGTTGGCCTCCGGATTGCCATCGGTGAAATTGCGCGCATCCAGGTACTTTCCCAGAGTGGTGTGTCTGATCAGCCGGGCGCCAACCAAATCGTCGAGATGAATACAAAGCGAAGAAATGGTGCCGTCGACGTTACCAACGGATAGGGTTGGTGCTGCCTGCTGCCCACTACCAATCTTGGAAAATCCTTCGGTCTTAATGGGCCAGGCAGTGTATTCCCTGCCTTGCCACCAAATAGCGCCAGCCTGGGCATAGCCGTGAAATAGCAGAGAATCGCCACCGATTTCACTGGCGTCCAGTTCCAAAAGCTCAACCTTCGCCCCAGGCTCCAATGCCTGGATGTCTGCCGTAATCATGGCTGAAAATCCTGTTCAAAAGTTACGGTCAGCGTATAAACGCCGCCGCCGTTCGGCGTAGCGGAATAATCCCCCGCTTTGACTAGGATTTTGTCACTCAAGGGAGGTGTCCAATAGAAGCTCTTCGCGCCCTTTTGGCTATCCAGAAAGCCCTTTATCGCCATGATGCGGACTTTGTTACCGACGAAGATCAGCGGCCAGGATTCCGACCGATTGTTGATGCCATTCTCTGCCGTTTGCTTATACCCGTCGCCAAACTGCGCGCTGAGAACGTTGAATTTCGCCGTTCCTGTGGCATCGTTCTTTGGAAGCCAGGTAAATATTGGTTTTGCCATTACGCCGCTACCCCATTTCGCATGTTCCAAAGCGAGCCACCCTGGCGTTGCGATTCGCGCTGCGCTTTGCCGATCCGCGCGTCGACAAAATCACCCAGCTCTTTTCCGAACTGTTGCAACCCGTCCGGCGCCTGCACGTCGCTGCTACCGTCCGATTGAACATACACATTGACTTGCACCCCGCCAGTCGCCGTTGCACCGCCAGTTAGCCCCGCCACAACTGGCGCCAGCGATTTTTCGTGCGACGTCACCATCCCAGCTTGGCTGCCCATCATCAAATAGTCGTTGCCGCCTACAGTGAGCAATTCCGGCCCACGCTCATTGACGCGATACAGTCCACCCGCATCCGTTGGGCCTCCTTCCGCTCTGAACTGCGGGCTAAGAGTAAAATCGCCGCCTGTTGCTGCCTGGGCGCCGTCAGCAGCGCCCAGGGAGGAGCCGCCGCCAAAATAGCTTGCAGCTGCACCAATGGCAAAGTTGAGCAACCCTGATACTGCGGCCTTCGCCTGAATGCGGATCATGTCGGCAATAATCGACTTCGCGAAGTCTGCAAAATTCAATTTTCCGGTCATGGCGAAATTGACAATCGCATCTTCCATTCCTTTGAACGCATTTTCAAAAAGCGATTTGGTCTGCGCTGCCACATTCGTAGCGTTGTCCAGGTAATTCGCCATTGCTGTGGACGCACCATTCCAACCCTCAGTCTGGGTCGCCTTGATGTCTTTGGTAGCCGTTTTCTCTTGTTCAACGCGCTTATCTAGATTGTCTTTCAGGATAGCCAGCTCCTGATCGTAGACTGCGGCACTGATGCCGCCGTGCGCCTCGCCCTTCTCCCTCGACGCGCGTAGCGCTTCGGCAGCCTTGTCAAACTCTTGCTGCACGCCGTTGAGACGGCTGAGTTCTTCCTTCGCAGCATCGCCTAGGCCGGCGCCGGCAATCAGATTGTTAATTGCCTGCTGGCGTGTTTTGTAGGCAGCGATGAGCGAATCAGAAAATGCAGAAACCGCGTTGGCGTTCTTGACGCCGAGCGCCATCACATCGCTGAGTAGCTTCTCATCGGCGGCTGTTTCTTCGTCCTGAATCTTTTTCTTGAGATTCTGAGCCTCTTTCAATGCGACACCACTTTTCTTCTGCTTGGCCACCTCGATCTGTTGATCGGCCAATACCATTTCCTTCGAAAGGGCGTCCTTCCTTGCCGCATATTCCTGGTCAAGATATTGCTTTGTATCCAGCAGGCCGATGTCATACTGTGCTTTGATAGCATCCGATGTGCGTTTGAGCGCACGTTCCTGCTCTTGAATCTGGCCCTGAATGTCTTTGATCTCGGAATTCAGCCCGTTTTCATTGGTCCGGGTGCCGCCGGTCTTTTTATCCTTATACTTCTCGTTGATCTTGGCGATCGCAGCGGCTTGCTCCTCACCAGAGACGCCCAACATGGAGGCACGGCCGGTGTAGTCCTCAATCTCCTTGGTCCGTTTCTCAGCCTGGGTGGCGAACTCTTTATTGAAATTCTCGAGCCAGGTCTTGGCCGACACCTTGGCATCGTCCTCCTGGCGCTTTTTCGAGCGCATCGCGGCGACATCCTCATCCGACTGCATTTGCGCACGCAGCAAGGCGATTTCGGCGCGCTTCGCCTGAATGTCCTTCGCTGCACGGCTTGTTGGGTCAACATTCCCAGCGGTCTGCACCATGCTGGTCAGCTGATTTTGTGCTACAGCAATCTGATTGGAAAGCGAGGCCGTAGCGCCAATGCCAAGCATCGTCTCCCACGCTGAAGCCGCCTCTTCCTTCACTCGCGCCCAGCCGCGGGCCATCAACCCCTGATTTTGGAGAATTCTTTGCGTGCGGGCATCCAGCTCGGAAGCGTACGTATATTCCGCCAGCGACGCCGCTGCTTGCATATCGCCTTGTTTCTCCAAGGCGATGATCTGCTCATAGACAGCTAGCGTCAGAAAGTGATATTTGTCGTTAAGCTCGGCGATCGCTTTCGAGGGTTCTTTCGCCAATTTTTCAAACTGTGCGATCGTTACGTCGACGGCCTGGCCGGTCGCCTGTTCCATTCCGACCGCTGAAGTTGCAATAAGACCGATCTGGTCGGCAGTGAATTTCCCGCTCTCTGCCAGCTGAGCAACTGCATCTTTCGCCACGCTGAGGCTGCCGCCGGCAGCCGTCGCTTGCATTGCCAGCGCATGCAAGCCATCTGCCGTAGTCCCGGAATAGTCTCCTGTCAGAATCAGAGCGTTATTGAGTTTCTCCTGCTCCGCGTACCCTTGATACGCCGCGACAGCAAATAAACCCAAAGCCGCAGTGACCCCGCCGATGCCCAAAGCAACCGGGGACAGCAGCGTTGACATTAACCCGCTGCGCTCAGCAAAAATCGTAAATGACCGGGAGGCCCCGCCAAAATTGCCGGACGCCAGCTCCCTGGCAATAACGCCAAGTTCGCGACGGGCGGCGCCGGTTTCAAGACTGAAACCGTGCATCGCCTGTTCGCCGGCAGCGATCTGCTCAATAAACGGTGTCGCCGCTCCGGACACCCCAAGTTGCGCAGCACGATATTCGAGCAACTGCTTAGTCGACATGCCAGCGGTCGCTGCCTGATCCTTCAGTTTGGCAATGAATTGATCCGCCTTGGCACTCGCGTCGGCAGTCGTCTTGGTCAAAACGGCTTCGGATGCGTCCAACTTCTTGACAGCGGTCTCGTATTGCTCAGCCGTAATGCGCCCCTGAGCCCAGAGCGAAACCAACTTATCGGTCTGCGCCTGCAGGCTCTGGAACGAACTTGCACCCTTGCCAATTGAACTGAGGGCGGCATTAACTTCGTTGGCCTGGCTGGCTGTTTCCTGAAAATGCCTGTTTTGCGCAGTGATGCTAGACGAAGCCGATTGCGCCGACTCACCGAGCGTGCGCGAAGCCGTGGCGGCAACGCGCGACGCCTCGATTTCTTGCTG